TGCAGGAAAAGTTTTAGTAGCAGCTCTTCCACCTATGCCGAAAGGAACATTATTATCAGATAAACAATGGATTAACACCATGTTATCAAGTCCTCACGCATCCTTATTTGCAAATGAAGCTACTTCAGTTATGTTAACAATACCTTGGTATTGTAATTCAGATCTCGCCACTTTAGATTTAGACACACAAGCGGCAACCAGTTTAGATATTACCCCAATTAATGGAAATTATTCAAATTTATTTTTTTTAGTGCAGAATCCTTTAACCCCATCAAACGGATCTTCAACTTCATTATCTATAATTATTGAAGCTTGCTTCAAGAATTTGGATATTGTAGTTCCAACACCAAGATTAGTTACTTGGGTCCCTCAAGTTAAAGGACTTAAAGAAGTTACAAAATCCGCGACGAAGAATGTAGTGGGCGATTTTATAGATGGAGCAGTTAATACTTTGTTCGGTTGGATCGGTTTGCATAATCCCAACGTCCCTGTTATACAGGAGCGTGATATTATAACAAAACGTAACTTTCCGAATATTGTTGATGCAGCTCAACATTTTGAAAAATTAGACCCGTTTACTGAAAACGATCGCATAGTTAGATCTCCCATTTTTGGTTCTTCTGTTGATGAGATGTCAATATCTCATATTACTTCTAAAAAGCAATTTTTAGGAGCTTTTAAAGTTTCTCAAGAAGACCCAGTCGGCAAATTATATTGGGCACGACCAATTTCACCTTTTCAAGGCGGAATTGCTAATACCAATGACACTATTACATGTACAAACAATCTCGAATTAATGCATTCTTTGCATAGAGCCTGGAGAGGCGGTTTAGAAATTATTATTGAATCTGTTATGAATAATAAGCAGCAACTTAAATTGCGACTTTTGAAGATGTACAACCCTTCTTCTGAGGCAGCGATTTCGGTTCCTTCTTATTCTTCTATTGCGAATGCTCCATCAGCGTTGATGGAATTCACTCAAGGTGCTCAAGAGCACACCGTTAGCTTACCTTATTTATGTAGAAATGATCTCACACCATGTTCTGAAAATGTTTCTTTTGAAGGATTATTTTTAGGCATGTATTATATATATTTAGCTCAGCCATTAGCAAATTCTGATGGCTCCCCTTTAGAAGTTGAATTTAATGTTTATATGAAAGGAGGCGATGACTTGACTTTTTATGGTTACGTACCACGTAATTTAATTCAAGCGCCTTTTCCAGTTCAGGAAATAGCACCACCACCAATTTTCAAAGCTCAGATAGGAGACTTAAATACAATTAAAGTTATGAATTCACCGCAAGAACAAGTTAATCCAATAGCGACGGATAAAAAAGAACAATCAGCATCTCATTTAGAGAGACTAATGCCTAATCTAGACATTAGACCTTTAATTAGACGTATGTATCCTTTGCAAAGAACTTCTCTTGTTTCAATTGACCCTTTAGAGGTTCAAACTGAAGTCGTACCTTTATCTAGTTTTATTGGAGAAACACCATGGAATTTTGATTCTGAGAATCAAACTCCAATTTCAATAATATCTAGAATGTATTATAGTAAATCTGTTGGATTTAAATTTCAAATTCGGTTGCAGACTCAAACTCTAGAGACTGCAGGCGTTCAAGATGTTCAACTCAGCGTTTCATTTGTTCCACCAAATTTTTCGTATGATGCGACCACCGCGACCGTTACCGGATGTGAAGTTAATCCTGATACAATAGACCCTACTGACTTAC